ATCCTCAAGGGTATTGTTACCGCTAAGGACAATACCGCAGGAACCGTTGAAGTTCGCGTGGTCAGCACCGTCATTGACGGAACGGAGACTTTGGTCAACTACCAGCAAAACTCACAGCGTGAGTTCAAGACTGGCAGTGCTATCAACTTCGTCAACAGCAGCGGTTCCACCGTTGCAATGGGACAAACGACTACCACTGTTGACTGGTATAACACTCAGAACATCCTCACCAGCATCGAAGATGGTGGTAACGACCTCGTTACCCTTCCCTGGCGTTCAGTTCTGAACCGTCCTCAGACCAGCAACTACACCTCTGCTCGCGAGGGCAGCAATGACGCAATTCACATTGTGGTCATTGACGCTGCTGGCAACGTAACTGGCGATCCTGCTTCTGTTCTGGAGAAGTTCCCGAACCTTTCTAAGTCTAAGGACGCTAAGGTCACCGGCAATCTGGAGATCTACTATAAGGATTATCTGGCAGAGAACTCTGAGTATCTCTGGGCAGGTGCATCTCTGGTTTCTGGTACTGACTCATACAACGGCACCGAACCGATCGCCTCTGGATTTAGTTCTGGATTTACGGCGGTTCTTGCTAACGCTGGTGCATGGGGTCAAGACTCCAAGGACATCAAATTCAACTCGGTTGGCAACCAAGTCTACAAACTGGAAGCAGGTCTCGACTACACCGGCGTTGGAGTATTTGGAGCACCTCTGGGTGATGTCATCGCATCTTACAATAAGTTCCGTGATCCTGAAGATGCTGACATTCGCTTCCTTCTTCAAGGTAGTGCCTACCGCAACAAAGAAGAAGAGCAGGCAAAGGCAAACCACCTGATCTCCCTCTGCGAATTCCGTAAGGATTGCATCACCTTCATCTCACCTTGCCGCAGTTCTCTTGTCAACGTTACTGACAACGCTGACAAACTGAAGAACGTTCTGGAGTTCTTCTCTCCAATTACGTCATCTTCTTACGCGATCTTTGATGCTGGTTATCAGTACGTGTACGACCGGTTCAACCGGAAGTTCGTGTACATGCCAACCTCTTCTGATATCGCAGGTCTCTGTGCACGGACTGACCGGGACAACTTCCCCTGGTTCTCTCCTGCTGGCGAAACTCGCGGTAACCTGAACTTCCCTGTCAAACTGGCATTCAACCCAGGTCAAGACGCTCGGGACCAACTTTACTCTAATCGCATCAACCCGATCATCTCTCGTCCCGGATCTGGAATCATCCTGTTCGGTGACAAGACCGGACTCTCCTTCGAGAGTGCATTTGATCGCATCAACGTTCGTCGCCTCTTCATTACTCTGGAGAAGGCAATCGAGAACGCTGCACGAGCACAACTCTTCGAGCTCAACGATGCCGGAACTCGTACTAACTTCGTGAACATTGTAGAACCTTTCCTCCGCGACGTTCAGTCGAAGCGTGGTGTTACTGACTTCCTGGTTGTTTGTGATGAAACAAACAATACCCCTGATGTCATTGATCGTAATGAATTCCTTGCTGACATCTTTATCAAACCCGCTCGCTCCATCAACTTCATCGGTCTGACATTCGTTGCTACTCGCACGGGCGTCTCCTTTAGTGAAGTCGTCGGTACTGTCTGATCATAGGAGATCCCAACAATGGCTTTAGACAAGAACATTTTTTCAATTCGTAATAACACAAGGTCGATTGATTCTTTCAAATCTCGCCTGATTGGTGGTGGTGCCCGTCCCAACCTCTTTGAGGTTGAGATGGCATTTCCTTCGGTGAACGGAGATGACTCTGCTATTTTCCCTGAACTCAAGGACACGAGTTATCGTATGATGATCAAGGGAGCACAACTCCCTGCATCCAACATCCAAGAAGTGGTGGTCCCTTTCCGGGGTCGTCAACTCAAGGTTGCTGGTGATCGTCGCTTTGAACCTTGGACCATCACCGTCATCAACGATGGTGACTTCCGTCTGCGCGAAGCATTCGAGAAGTGGGCGAACTTCATCACTAAAGTGTCTGATGGATCTGGTACCGTCAATCCTTCTGACTACTATGCTGACTGGGTTGTGAACCAACTTGGTCGTGCTAACACCGATCTGGCAGTCACTGGCGATTCTAACCCCGCTAAGATTGAAGTCCTCCGCCGTTACCAAATGGTTGGTTGCTGGCCTTCTTCTGTGGGTGCTATTGAACTCACCTATGATGCCCAGGATGTGATTGAAGAATTCCAGGTCACGATGCAGGTCCAGTGGTGGCAGGCATACGATGGTCAGAATCGCGGTTCCATCGTCTGATAAATAGGTAAATAAGAACCTACTAACAATATTATGGCCAAACTTTTTGGTTTTTCAATTGATGATGGAGACAAAAAGAAGTCTAAAGGTGTAATCAGTCCCGTTGCCCCCAGTAATGAGGACGGTGCTGATTACTACCTTTCTTCTGGTTTTTATGGGCAGTATGTAGATATTGAAGGTGTTTTTCGTACCGAGTTTGATATTATCAAACGGTACAGAGACATGTCTTTGCACCCAGAATGCGACACTGCTGTAGAGCATGTGGTGAACGAGGCAATCGTCTCTGACCTGAATGATTCTCCTGTTGAAATCGATCTGGACAATCTCCAGGTTGGTCAATCACTAAAAACAGTTATCCGTAACGAGTTCAAGACGGTCAAGGACCTGCTTGAGTTCGATAAAAAGTCGCATGAGATTTTCCGCAACTGGTATGTTGACGGGCGACTTTACTATCACAAAGTAATCGACTTGCAAAAACCCGATGAGGGTTTGAAAGAAGTACGTTATATTGACGCACTCAAAATCAAATTGATGAGGGTCAAACCTCATGATAAGGAAAAGGGAGTTGCTCAGAATCTCCCATCCAATGAGAACAACGGAGAGGTTGTAACTAAAGACACCAAGGTAAGTGAGTTCTATACTTACTATCCACAGGGTGTGGCACAGAAGTATGGTTCTGTTGCAGGTAAGGGTGTCCGCATTGCTAAGGATGCTATCTGCCACGTCCACTCTGGTCTGGTTGATCGCAACAAAAAGATCACCCTGTCTTATCTGCACAAGGCAATCAAAGGTCTGAACCAACTGCGGATGATTGAGGACTCCCTCGTCATCTACCGTTTGTCGCGTGCACCTGAGCGTCGTATTTTCTACATCGACGTTGGTAACCTACCAAAGGTCAAGGCAGAACAGTATCTGCGTGACGTGATGAGTCGTTACCGGAACAAGTTGGTGTATGACGCCAACACCGGTGAGATCAAGGACGACAAGAAGTTCATGTCCATGCTGGAAGACTTCTGGTTGCCCCGTCGTGAAGGTGGTCGTGGCACTGAGATCTCTACTCTGCCTGGCGGTCAGAATCTGGGAGAACTGAGTGACATCGAATACTTCCAGAAGAAACTGTATCGTTCACTGAACGTTCCTGAGTCCCGCATTGGTGGGGACAGTGGTTTCAACATGGGTCGTTCTAGCGAGATTCTGCGTGACGAACTGATGTTCAGTAAGTTCGTGGGTCGTCTCCGTAAGCGTTTCTCTGCACTGTTCCTTGATCTGCTGAAGACTCAGTTGATCCTGAAGAACATCGTGACTCCCGAAGACTGGGACAAGATGGCAGAGCACATCCAGTTTGACTATCTGTATGACAACCACTTTGCTGAGTTGAAAGAGACTGAGTTGATGAACGAACGTCTCAACATCATGGCACAGATCGAACCATATATCGGCACTTACTACTCACGTGACTATGTGAAGCGTAAGGTCTTGCGCCAATCCGATGAAGAGATTATCGAGATGGAGCAAGAAATGGAAGAAGAGAACGCGACTGGTGTTGGTGTGCCACTTGAAACCCAGCAAGCAATCATGCAAGGTCAACTTGAGAATGGTCAATTAGGGAAGAATTCTTTGGCAGATGATATCGATTCGAGTGGTGCAGAAGCGCCAACGCTAGATATCAAGAAGGCGAAGATATAAATAACCCTAGCGTTTCTACTATTTTATAATGGATACTAATGAATTGCTTGACATGATGGGTAGCGGTGAAAGTTCACCGACTGAAATCCATGATGCTATCAAATCTCTACTGTATCAAAAGTCAGCAGAGAAAGTCCAGCAGGTTACTCCCGCTGTGGCAGCAGCAACTTTTGGTGGAGAACCAGAAGTCGATGAACCGGTAGATACTGTTATTGACCCCGAACCAGAATCGCAAGAGGAAGAATGAGCGCATCACAACCACTGCATTTGGTGGCAGACCACGGTGAACTAACTAGTGCGAATGCTACTACTGCTGCATCAGGTGCAAAGATCGTAAAGACTGGCATCTTGTATGTTGCCTGTAGTTCTGAGAAGAAGAGTGGGCACATTTCTGTGTGCAACACCGTTGCTCAAGCAGGCGTTGGTTCTTTTCATATTGAAAAGGGTCGCGACTTCCTTTATCGTTACGGTCACCCTGCTAACGCTAACGTTACTAGTGCAACTAAAGCAAACCCTTGTGTACTGACGCTTGATCGTCAAGACACCAAGATTCGTGTTGGTGATTATATCACCATGACGGGTTCTGCGGTTGGTGGTTATAACACCGAAATTGCTCACGTGGAAGTGACGGCAGTCACCACCCCTCAACGGCAGAACGGTTACGGTATGAAAATTACGGTAGATGCCGATACTTCTAGTCTCGGTGATTTTACAGGAACTGCCACAGTCTCTAGGTCTGTTATCTTCCGGATGGCACCTGAAACTTCTGATGGTTCTACAATGCATCTTCACGAGGTACAACTAGGATGAAACTTATTTCTGAGGAAATTGAATCAGTTGATATTCTTACCGAAGAAAAAGACGGTAAGAAGACTCTCTATATTCAAGGTCCGTTTCTTCAAGCGGAAGTCGTAAACCGTAATAAGCGTTGCTATCCTCTTGCCACAATGTGCAATGAGGTAAAACGTTATAACGAATCTTTCACCTCGAAAGGTCGTGCACTTGGTGAACTGGGTCACCCCGATGGACCCCAAATCAATCTAGATCGGGTCTCTCACAAAATCGTTTCTCTCACTCAAGAGGGTAACAACTTTGTCGGAAAAGCACAGATTCTTTCTACCCCCATGGGTAAGATTGCTGAGTCCTTGATTAGCGAAGGGGTAAAACTCGGCGTGTCTTCTCGTGGTATGGGTTCTATTACCCAACGCGACGGAGTAAATTATGTCGGCGAAGATTTCATGCTTGCTACAGCTGCTGACATTGTTGCTGATCCTTCTGCCCCTGATGCTTTTGTAGATGGGATTATGGAAGGAAAAGAGTGGGTTTGGGAAGGCGGTATCCTTCGCGAAAAGAACTGCGAGCAGATCAAAGAGAGTATAAATACCGCTGTAGATCAAAAAGTGCTGGAAGCACACAAGCTTCGCTTGTTCTCCCAGTTCCTTTCAGATCTATAAATCTCTAAATAATAACAGTATAACTAGGAACTACGGAAGCTAACCGATGGCTGCGAAACAACATCTAGATGAAATGGAGAACCAGGTTACTAAAGGTGCCAAATCAGCGGAACCTATGCCTAAAGCCCCCAACTATGTGCCTGACAATGGCGCAATTGAGGACCTGGGCGGACCTACTCCTACCAACGCAAAACCAACCGACGACAGTAACAAACTGAAGACACCTAGTGCAACTCTTGCACAGACGGGTGATCCTCATTTCCGCAATGCCTCTGGCAAGGTGCAACTGCCCGGACCTGCTGCTCTGAAGAGCACTGGTTACGGTGAAGAAGTTGAGACCGAAGAGGAAGTTGTTGCTGAAGCTCCGGTTGAAGAGACGGAAACCGTAGTTGCCGAAGAAGAGCAAGCAGAGATCACGATCGACGTGACCGAAGATGTTGCTGCTCTTCTGGAAGGTGAAGAACTCTCTCCCGAGTTCCAAGAAAAGACCGCTACGATCTTTGAAGCTGCTGTCCGCAGCAAAATTGATCAGGTGGCAGACACTCTGGAAACTCAGTTCCAGGAAGCATACGATCAAGAGATCGCCGCTTTCAAAACTGAACTGACTGAGCGTGTTGATTCATACCTAGAGTTCGTTGCAAACGAGTGGATCAACGAGAACGCGCTGCAAGTCGAATCAGGAATCCGAGGTGAACTTTCGGAATCCTTTATGACGGGTCTGAAGACCCTTTTTGAAGAACATTATGTTGAAATCCCTGAAGATAAATATGATGTCTTGGAAGCAATGACTTCCAAGTTAGATGAAATGGAGACAAAACTCAACGAACAGATCGACAGCAACGTCGCTTTGACTAAGCGTCTGTCGGACTCTGTTTCAGACAACATCCTCGATGAAGTAAGTGAAGGTCTGGCACTGTCCCAAAAGGACAAGCTCTCTGAACTCTCTAAAGGTGTTGAGTTTGAAAGTGAAGAACAATACCGGGAAAAACTTGCCACACTGAAGGAGTCGTACTTTGCTGCGAAACCTGTGGTTGATTCCCAAGAGGTTAGTTCCGAAGAGAGCCTGGTCGAAGAGCATTCTCCGGCAATGAGTGCATATCTCAACGCACTAACTAAGTTCCAATAGTATTTACCAACACCTAAACAAGTAAAAGGTATCCCCCCATGTTCAATTCTGGCAATCTCCAGAAGAAGTGGGCACCCCTCCTGGAGGCAGAGGGTCTTGATAACATCAAGGACTCCCACCGGAAGGCGGTCACCGCCCAACTTCTCGAAAACCAAGAACGTTTTCTCCGCGAAGAGCGTGCATTCCTGAGCGAAGCACCTCCGACCGTCAACACCGACCCCAATTCAACTGGCGCTGCTGGTTTTAGTGGTGGCGCTGCTGCCGCTGGTCCTGTCTCCGGTTTCGACCCGGTGCTGATCAGCCTGATCCGTCGTGCAATGCCCAACCTGGTCGCTTATGACCTCGCTGGTGTGCAACCGATGAACGGTCCTACTGGACTGATCTTCGCAATGCGTTCCCGCTACGACAACCAGTCTGGCACCGAAGCATTCTTCAACGAGCCTGATTCGGCATTCTCTGCTCAGGACAGCGACGCTTCCCTGGCACAAGGCGACTACACCGGCGCTACCGATGGTGGCACTTCGGTTGGTTTCGGTACTACCGCCCAAGGCGGCACGAACCCTGCCGTTCTCAACGGTGGTGCTGCTAATGCTTACAGCGTTGGTCAAGGTTTCTCCACTCAAGCTTCTGAAGCACTGGGTGACAGCGCCTCGAACGACTTCCGCGAGATGGCGTTCAGCATCGAGAAAGTCTCGGTGACT